TTATACATAGAGCCGATTGCACCTGTTAGATTTTCGTAAGTTGTGAGCTGTGAGGACAAGTGTTTATTTTTATCTTTTTGAGATGCAGTATTTTCTTTTGTATAATTCGTCCATTTTTTCTGCTCTTTCCCTATATCACTAAAAGCATTTCCTACATTAGCAAGTGCCTTGTATTGACCTTTTAACCCTGCTGTCCAGTCTTTAGAGTCTACACCTTCATAGCCTTTTTGTTTTTTGTTGACACTATCAAGAGAATCTTCCCAAGATTTAAAAAACTTTTGCATTTGAGTGTCGTCAAACATACCATCTATGGTATCGTACATTGACAAGTATTGTTCATTTATTTTTTCAACAGGAGATTTAATAGTATCAAGTGCCTGTAAATAACTTGTTGCTATGTTTTGAGCAGTTTGAATTGCTAAGCTTTCTTTTGCTGTATCATATTCAGTTTCTTTGTCCCAACTATCTGCAATTAAATCAAACTTCATCTGACCTGCTAAATGAGCATTATTTATTCTTATTTTTTGCGCATCTTCTTCTTGTTTTTTTATGATTTTTAGTTGTTCATCTGATAATTTTTTTGTGTGTTTTAAAGCTGTATCAAAATCAGGGTCAAAAGCATCAAAATCTAGTACTGCTTTATTCCATCGTTTTTGAGAAGCTGTAATATTATCTGTTATTTTTATTGAATCTTCCATTTTTTTAGAAGACTTTTCTAAAGCCTCTATGAAGCTTTCACGACCTTTGATATTATCTTTTGTTCTTCGATACATTTTTTCAAGTGCTTCATTTTCTGTATCGCTTAAAATTATTCCGTTTTCAAGCCTAAAAGCAACACCTGCAATTCTAGCACCCAGTGAATCAAAAGCGTTCGTAATATTAACCACAACTTTAGATACTCCAAGAAGTCCGCTAATTGCAGCTAAAGCAAAATCATTCATCCCGTGTCTTAAATTATTTATATCATTATCTGAAAGAGAATTTATTAACTTTGAGAATTCTTTAATGCCACTTTTAGCACCATCGAAAGAATCCTTTGTGACTTTACCAGTAAGTTGATCCCAAGCGGTTTCTACATTAGAGAGAGCTACTTCCATTGTATCAGGTGCATGAAAACTATTTAATTTATCTTCTAATAATTTAACTACATCACCACTCTCTTTTAACGCCTTATTTGTTAGTCCAAGAGAGGATAAGAAGCGACCTAAATCGCTATTTGCTAAAACAGTACCAGATGCCAACCCATCTACACCTGCTAAGAGAGAATTAAATTCTATTCCTCCAGCACCTGCTGCGATTGACATTTTCTCTGTAAGATTAATCAAATCCAATGTGGTTGCGCCAGCATTTTTCATACTTACATACATAGCTTTATATATTTGATTAGTTTCGTTTAACGTGTGAGGGGTATTTACATTTATTTTTTGAAGTTGTTTTAATGTATTAGTTGCTTCATTTGTAGCACTAGTATATCTCTCTAGTATTGGAATATGTGAATCTTTAATTGCTACTGACAGAGCAACAAGCCCCGCCTTAGATTCTTCAAGCTGTTTATTATAAGCAAATCCAGCTTGTGTTATTTTTGAGAATGCTTTTCCTACTGCATAGACAGCAACAGCACTTCCTGCTAGTGATGCAAGAGCCACTTTAGTACTTCCAAGTGCTTCATTTACACCTTCAACATTGTTCTCTAATCCGTCGAACTCTTGATTAACAACTTTTAAAGCGCCTGTATTTTTATCAATACTGATTTTAATTTTTAAATCTTTAGTCATAAAAATTCCTTTGTTTTATAATTGTCAAAAGGGCAAAATCTTTTACCCTTTACTAGAAATCCAAACATTTCCCATTTGTAATATGATGGGAGTCCATGCAACCACATCTAAACCATTCCATTTGAGAAAGTCTTTTGTAGCTTGATAATGCTTACCAGTTGGACCCATTGCTCCATATTCAAAAGGAACTTGTGCAAATACACTTGAGACGATATAAAGCTCTTCATCATCTTCAAGCCATTCTATCTCTACATCATCTGCAATGGCATAGCGATTTTCTTGAATGTCTTTGTTGAGACTGCCTTCATTTTTCGCATTTTGTTCAGCCCAAGAATAAAGTCGCTTTATCCTTTTTTGATTTGCTTTCCCAACTCTGTATCTAACTGTGCTTTAAACTCATAGATATTTGCATTTTCTGTTTGCTCTTCAATGATGTTTTCTACAACACCAGCATCAGCTTTTAAACACTCTTGTAAAACATCTTTTGTGTATTGAAGTCTTGCTTTTACATCTTCATCAATATCTACAGACTTATCAATCTGCTGTGTAGTTGGCTCAAGATACTCAACTTCATGGGTAGTGCCATTTTTAAACTCGTATTCAAATTTTGCTTTTCTTCGTGTTGCTTTAAATTTTTTCATATTTTGTTACCTTTTTTATTTAAAAACGATTGAGAAATTATCGTTTCCGCTGTTGTTTTGGCAGTTCCAAGTTCTATCAAACACTACATAACCGCTGTTGTCACTCTCACTTGTATCTGTTGGCTGGCAGTAAGGAGCTGTTAGCTCTAAAATGTTTCCTGCTGTGTCTCCAAGTGTGATAACTGCACTTTTAGGAGTGTTGTCATTGAGTTCACTCCAGTGTGTCGCTGAGCCTTTTGTTTTGATGGCTTTTACATTAAGTGTTGGCTTTATATCTGTTACAACAAACTCTTTTTTACCAAGTGCATAAATCTCTTGAGTAGCTGAGCCTAAATCAAAAGTGAACTCTGTAAGAGCTATACTTGCACCACCAACTGTAATAACTGTAGCACTCTTCACTAAGAGCTTAGAGTTTGCATCAAGTACTACAGTAGGATTAGCTCCAACAGTTTCACCAAGAGTTGTAAAACCTTTTAGAGAGAAATTCATCTGTGCAAACTCGCCCACTTTTCCACTTAGCTTTAAACTAGATGCAACACCTGTAACATCTCTGTATGCACCATCTAAGTATGCTTTTGCAGTTCCTGGCACAAAGCTAGTCGCTGGTGTATAAGTTACACTTGTAGAAGCAACAACAACTTCACTTAATCCAGAAGCTTTTAACAACTCTCCATAAGAGGGAGCAGTTCCTGCAACACCTGAGCCTGTAACATTAATATCTACGGAAAAGTCAGCAGTTACATAGTCGTTGTTTATTACTGTCTTTGCATTTCCCATTGTTCCTGTTCCGAAGTCTTCGTAGTCTATGTTTTTAGATTTTGGACTCAACAAGATAAAATTATTTGTTGTGATTACATCAGTCGCGACTGGTGTTCCTGCTGTGCTAAAGAGAAATGTACTCTTTTTTGTAAATGATTGTGCCATTTTACTTTTCCTCTGTTTTTATGAGTTCTAAGTAACTATTATCAAGAAAAAACTGAATATCGTCTGTTACTTTTTTTATCTGACAGACTCCGTCTTGGAAAATAAGTTCTTTAGAGTCTGCTACTAAAGTGCTATTTGGTTTTAGTAATCTTACTTTCACTTTTTAGCCTTTGGTTTTGCAGTTTTTGGCTTTGGCTTCACAGTTTCAGCCTTTGGTTTTGCTCTTTTTCTAAATGTCAGTATTCCCATGTTAAACCCCTTACTATTTAGTAATGAGTTTAACGATGCGAATGTTTTTATCTTCGTATACTTTTGCCCAGTTTGTGCCAGTAGCTAAAACTGCATTCGTTGGGCGACCTGCTGTGTTTGTCCACTTCACACCTCTTACATGCTGTACCCAACCTTTGCGATTAACAAGAACATCTACACCTGCAAGTGAATCTCTATCAGTTTCAACTGGAACTTTTCTAATTACATCTGCATAAGCAATAGCACCTGATGCCATTAAATAAGTAGGATAGTTTCCTGCAACTGCTACAAGACCATCATCTACAATCACTCTATAACCAAGGTATGTACTAAACATCACATTGTTGTCTGAGTCTTTTACATACTGGATTAAGTCTTTGATTTGAAGTTCAGTATATTTCATTGAATGCATTGCGATAATTGCTAAATCACCTGAAGCATCACCTAAAAGCTGTTTTGCATTTAACACATTCGTACTACTAATTAGCTCACCACCATCAGTAAGAGTAGAAACATCTAGAACGTGAGTAGATGCTAAAGCAGTATCAAAAATCCCGTTAAGTGTACTAAATAGTGCAACTTGTTGTCTGCCATTCCAATAATCAGCGACCTTATTAACAATCGCACCAAGTGGGTCAGCACCTGAAAGTTCAGCAGCTAAATCTGTAGAGTCAAAAGCTTTACCTCTCATTACTTTAACTGCAATGTCTTTATCTGTTGAGATAGTTGTTGGAGTTAAAGCCGTTCCATCATCTCCAGCCACTTCATCATCACCTGTTAGGTTTTTAAAGAATGGTACATTTACCATATCTCCGCCACCATTTACATCAGCAGATAGTTGTGGGTCAAATGTCATAACTCCTGACTGAATAAAAGCGTTTCGCTTAACTGTTTTCTCTATTACATAATCAGCAAATATTACTGGTACTATTACATCGCTTAAAGCCATTTAATTATCCTTGTATTTTGAGTCTTTCGTACTCTTGAGGGTTATTCTTATAGAGTTCCCCTTTTTCTGTGAGTGTCATATCTTTAAAAGATTTTTCACCACCACTATTGTTTCCATCACCTGCACCACTTCCACTATTGCCTTTTGCTTTAAGCAAATGAGGTTTGTCTTCAAAAAACTTTTTAAGTCCATCTTCAAGAGTTAAGGAATTCTCACCATCTTTATACTTTAGGTTATCCCCATCAAGCACAACACGACTTTTTACATAGTTCCCTACAAGTTCATTATCGATGGCTTCATATTTACTAAGCCCACTATTTAAAGCACTTTCAATTTTTAACGATTTGTTTTCGTTTTGAAATACTTCTAAATTGCTTTGAAGTTCTTGCATTGATGCTCTTTGAGTCTCTAACTCTGTAACAAGTTCACCCTTACCATCTTCTTTTGCTTTTCTAATAGCATCATCAAATCCACTTAACTTTGTTTCTAACTCATCTTTTGTTTTTGAGATAGATTCAAAACTTTTATTTAAGTCTTGATACTTCACTCTCCAATTAGCCGATTCATTATTCTTAATTTTTAATGCAGTAGATATTTCACTATCTATGCTATCCGCTAACTCTTGTGTAATCTTCCCTGCCTCTAACAGTTCTTTTAGTTTTTGAAACATTTTATTCAATCCTCTAAATTAAATTATTCATATTATGAGATACAATTTTATCTTATCTTGGAAAGTATTACTCATAATAAGAAATATAGTTATGAAAAAGGTTTAATAATGGCAATCTACACTTACGAAGATAGTTTTATAGTCGATAGTATTGATATAGCAACTCTTGATGATAAAGAAGCTAAAGCAATTATAGAAGTTGGAAAGCTAAATATTACTGATACTTTTTACATTGAAAAGCTTGTTGTCGCAAAAGTTTATATTACTCTCGCACTCGCCCAGCTTGAAAATGAGGGAATGGAAGCAAAGTATAGAGGATATTCTAAAGAGTTTAACAATTATCTCTCTCTTGCAAAGACAAACTCCTCACCATCTAATCTCTCAACCATGCCAATAAGAAGAGGATAATATGACTCACTATGATGTACTCGTAGATATTAAAACGAAGCTCTCCTTAATACCAGATATTAAATCACTAAAAATAGGTTTGGAAACAGGTATCGGTGCTAAAGATTGCCCTTTTATAAGAGTAATTGCTGAAAATAATACACAAGAATTTGACAAAGATATTTTAGGTTTTAGTATAGTGTTTGGATTTGACATTAAGAACAAAGATTTAGAAATTATGTATGAAAAGATGTATTCATTAGAGCAAGAGATAAGAAAAATACTCGAATATAACTTAATAAACGGAGACTGCTTCTTTTCTGTAACTATGACCGATGAAGATAAGCTCAACAACCTAAAGACTGCAATGTGTCGCTTTCGTGTTGAAAATATAAGGTTATAAGATGATTAAAATTGATGGGATTAAAGAGATAAACAAAAAACTTATGAGCCTTGATAGAGATTTAGCACCTACTCTTATAAAAGATGTGACTAAAGATGCTAAAAAAAGAATTAGAAAAAGAGCAAAAAAACATTTTGATACTGGTACGATGGAAAGTAATCTTCACTATAGAGTGAGTAAAGAAAAGCTAGAGGGATATGTAGGTATTCATGACGAGGGAATGATGGTAGAGAGCAAAGGTGTACTTCTCAACTATGCACTATTCGTTCTGTATGGCACAAAAGCACATATTATAGCACATAAAGACAAAAAGAGTTTAAGGTGGAGTAGTGTAAACAAATTCTATTTTGCAAAGAGTGTTAATCATCCTGGTTACAAAGGTGACAATATTTTACATGATGGACTACAAGACACTCTAAATAATATAGATTCAATAATAGCAAGGATAAAAGATGAGTAAAAATTACAGTTTTATAAAAGAAGCTTTTTTAGGCGATGGTGGTTTTGGTGATGGAAGTTATATTGATAAATTTCCAAGAGAGAGTGACGAGAAATATTTAGAACGACAAAAAATTGCATATTATTCAAATATGTTTGCATCTAAAGT